ACAACATCAACCATGTCCAGGGGGACACTGACTTCAACTTGAGTCTCTTCATCATCAGGGCAGGTGACCTTAAATTCACTGACCTCACCAACTGCCTTGCCACGAATCTTCAGGAAGATATATTCAATCTCAAAGGTAGCGAGATCTTCAACCTTATTCTTCAGGTTAGTGCAGTTTTTGATGATAGTCTTAACCGCTTTGATCATCTCTTTGTCATTCTGAGATTCCATTGCCAGATACAGCAACTTCTCTTCCTTGACCAGAAATGGACGGTATGCGACTTTGGTGCCCGAAAGGGGCATTGTCAATTCATATTCAGGAATTGCAAGTTTGGGTAAAGGCATGATATTCCATTACAGTTGGAATTATTTAGACACCAAACTGCGAGACATCTGCCTGTTGTGTAGAGAATCCAAGTGCTTCTGCTGTTGCATCAAATGTATTGATAGTCTTATCCGATGATGCATTGGTATGGGGCATGACATCATCTGCAACAGTATCAAATCTATACCTCTCATAGTAGAAAGAGATATCCAGTTTAATCAACTGTGTAGGACCATTGTTGACATTGATAGCAGACATATCAAATGGGAATGCACCATACAAATCCCATACACCAGTAACTCTATTCAGTCTTTGTGAGTAGAGATCACCCTCGTTAGTGCGTCCTTGATATACGATAGGAGATCCAACTTCCCACTTCTTAATTCTAACAGTAGTCGTATATTCACTGTAGAAGGTAACTCTATTCTCAGCATCTGATGCTGTGTAATTCATCCACTTCTCAAACATATCTCTATGGTAGAGATCCTTGGGGAGAAGGAAAGATACACTCATCTCAGAGAATGAGGTGTCAGTAGCAAAACGACGCATTGCACCCACACTTCTAACCTGACCAGTGGTAATTCTTCTACCAGGAATGGTCACATCATCAGCGAGAGCATTGACATAATCGTAATGATTACGTTGATTTCTTCTTACGTTATCATCATTCGCTGCCAACACAGGAGGGATAGCGATTTCGACACCGTAAAGGTTGGATCTGGCAGGCTCAAGACGCCCAGACCCTACTAGGTCCATAAACCTAGTGAAACCATTATCGGCTCTGAATGCCATTACAGTCTACTCCAAATAAAGCTAGAAGGGACATCAATCATTCTCCCTACTCTAGGCATCGTAAACTGCTCAATTGGTAGTGGAGTCATGTCTGTGAGATCTTCCTTAAGGATAGTCTTCACAGCAGATACATTAGACATGAAGTATTTATGATGACACCGCCTCGGATAGGCAAGACTTCCTGCTGCCCAATTCTTACAAATTGACTTTCTAGCATCAGGTCTCAGATAGTGGACGTTACCACCAGAGAATTGCATATTCTGAGTATCCTTATCAGTGATTAACACCATAGGAAACCTGTCATAGAAGGGCAGTTTATCTGCTGTAGCAGCACCGTAGGAAAACAGAATAATATCACCTACATCAAAAGTGCCAGTATAGTCCTGCAGTCCATACATCAACTGCTCTCTATACCACTCCTTAGATTGCTTTGTGCCTCCTGCTAAATCTTTAACGTCTGTAAAGATGCTCATACCTTCAATTCTACTTCGGTGAGTATCATGAATTCCATCTTACGATCATTACAGTATTCTCTTGCTGCCTTCCACTTCGCATCATTGACAGCATATGTCTTAACTTCACTCAGATATTTTCTAGTAACTCTTCCCTTCTTTTTAGGGGGCGCAGTCTGCGACTTCGGTTTAACCTCAACAATGAACCTCTGAGTCCTTCCGCTCCTGGTTCGTGCTCTGACGTAGAAATCGGGGAAATAGCGATGAACCCGATTGTCAACAGGACTGACGTATGGAATAACGATCTCTTCACTTCCCCACTCCAAGACGTTTTCATTCTTGTCGCACCATACCATAAACTTTCTTTCCCACAAACTTCGATAAATAATATTTGTAGGATCACCCTTATACTTATGTCTATTTGATGGTCGGAATCTTCCAGAATAACTCATGGCACTCATTTATCCAAGGGCAAAGCCTTACGGGGCGAATTCATCAAACAGTGGCAACTCGGTCAGAGATGATTCCAAGTTTCCTACAGAGGTTATTGATTACCTCAAGTTTGACATATATGATCCCATTAACGACAGTCTAACAAAGACGTTATATTTATATTTACCCAACAAACTTAGTGAAAACTACACTGCTAAGTATAACGGTGTTGAGTTGGGTGCGACTGGTGCTGCCGCAGTAGGTGCTGCTCGTGATGCAATCGCTGCTGGTGGTATCGGTAATGGTTTTGGTGAGCAAGTCCAGGCATTTGCTAAAGCAGCAAAACCACAACTTGGTTATTCTCTCGGTGCTGGTGCAATCAACCAAGTTGTGAGTGCAACTGGTGGATCTGGTAGTCTGAATGCTAACTCACTGTCAGCACTGACTCAAAAGAGGATCTTTAACCCCTATGAAGAGGCAATCTTCCAGGGCACCACATTCAGAGATCACAACTTCGACTTTAAGATGGCACCTAAAGATAAGTCGGATGTTGACACAATTATTGAGATTGTCGATACCTTCAGAAAGGCAATGCTGCCTGGTAAGGACGGTGATCAGTGGTTGACTCTTCCCAACTACTTCAGAATGGCAGTTATGCGCCATACGAGTCAAGGTGATGAAGAGAAGATTGACGCACCTGATTCTGGTGGTTATCTTGCAAAGATTATGCAGTTTCCTACCAATCTGGTCCTGACAGACATGAATGTTGACCTGTCACCCGATGGAAACTACGCATCTCTCCAAACTCGTCTTGGTGGAGATCAAACCTATGATTATGGTCCTGTTTCTTACTCAATGCGTCTTGCATTCAAAGAAACTTCTTACCTTACTAGGGAGTCCTTTACCTGATGGCTGGTTATTTCTCTTATTTACCCCAAGTATATGTAAGGACATCAAGTTATCGCACAAATAACGTTGATCCTTACATCCTTGCTAAGAATATCTTCCGTAGAATTAAAATTCGGGAGAATCTTGATGATGTAATCTTGGGATTCAGTCAATATACCATTAGCAACAATCAGAGACCTGAGCAGGTTGCATATGACTTCTATGGAAGAATGGAGTATGACTGGGTTGTGTTGCTCTGCAATAACATCATCAACGTATACGAAGAATGGCCAATGACAGAGCACGAGCTCTATTCATATATGGTCAGAAAGTATGGCGAATCTGAAGTTGATGGAGTGCATCACTATGTCACTCAGGAGCAAAGAGACTCTAAGGGTCGTGTTGTCCTGAAGGGTGACATTCAAGTCCCTCAAGACTTCTATTACATGAAGTATGATGGCACTGTAGTCCCTACTGAGTTGCTTACTAGACCTGTTAGTAACTATGACTTTGAATCGGAGAATAACGACTTCAAACGTAATATCTACCTTTTGAGAAAAGAGTATATTTCTCAATTTATCGAAGAATTTGAAGAATTGGTCGGTTACCTGCCTTCTACTGAAACTGATCCAGATAGTCAGGCGAAGAGATCTTACAATACTGTCCAGGAGCAGTTTATTCCCGTCAAACCCACATATCAGACTCTGGTTGGTCAGACCTCATCTATCGAGTTTGCTTCTACAGCAGAATACACCTCACGCACTGTTACCCTTTCAGGTCCAACAATTGAGCAAGGTGATGTCTTGGCAGATGGCACTACAGTAGCAGTTACATTTGGTGCAGCGGGCACTTCTGCTACTGTGGTTGCTGGTCAAACTGATGAAGAAGTGGTTAACTCCTTCGGTAGTGCTGGATCCTCTAGCGGTCAAACTAGCGGATCTTCGGGAAGCAGCAGTGGATCTTCTGGATCTAGCGGATCTTCTGGATCCAGCGGCGGTGGCGGATCTTACGGTGGTGGATACTAGAAAAGATCGTGATCTTTTCCATACTGTAGCAATTCTTTCAGATGACCCACATGTTGCGCTCCAAGTGCAATTTGTGGGTATTCTGCTTCTGGTCCAAATTCTGTTTCAAACGCTCTTTGCGAAAAATGCTGATTTAGGCGATATTCCAGATATTCGCCTCCAAGCGATTTGAGCAGTGCTGCTGCTCTTTCACATTCTTGACTGCCATTGCTGTAAATGACTGCTGTCTGTGGGATCATTGGTCGCGTTGTCTCCAATCGTCGATTTCTTCTTGAGTAGGGACTTTGATACTGAAGGCAAGACCTTCTTCTTCAAATTCCTTATTCATTTGTTCGTATGTCTCTGGCGTAATCTTTTCAAACTCAGTCACGTTGTCTCCAATCATCAGGTTTGTCTCTACCAAACCATTCGTTAATATCGTCGGCACCATCAAATCCAGTCTTGTAGTTGGATGGGTCAGGATCCCCTAATCCCATTTTATTCATAAAATCATCCATACTACCCTCCTCAATGTCTTGAGCAGCCTGGCGACGTGCCTTATTTAACCAATCTCTGGCAGTTGTATGCCTTTTTGCTAATTTCTCCGCCCAAATCATATCTTCCAAGGGCACTTGCTCTTTATTTGCTATGCAGCGACAGATCGACTCTAATCTGAGTCGGTAGGCAGTAGAAAGCATGTTAGTCTCGCAGTTTTAACTCTAGATCTTCAAGTTTGTGATATTCAGCATGTGCTCGCTCTTGGCGGTCACAGACGATACTGAGAATATCCTTCATAATGATATCATTGTCAACATAGTCGTCAAGGTAGGTATCGATGGCTTCCTTGAGATAACGATATCTATGCCATTCGGGAGAATACGGTTTATACATGATTAGGGGAATGTTGACAAAACTATCATACACGCGATCCAGGGATCTGTCAATTATTTATGAAAAACCCTGGGGACAAAAAAATACCCCGAATTTTTTTTCGGGGTCTCTGTGAACTGAAAGTCAAATAATATATGAGGTCAGCAGGGTCTCCTGCGGATGTGGTCGCGTGTCTCGTAGTGTCCTTCAACATAGTTGTAAGGACCTAACCAGTAACCATCTACCCAGTGTCTACGGGTCACCACATACTCACACATCCTCCTACGAGGTCGTCGATAGTAATCCCTATGCACATGTCCGTGATAGTGGTGATGATGATCATGTGTGAATGGCTCCCAAAACTCTCCCCATGTCAGAGCATTTGCTGGGGCAGCAGTTAGAAGTAACAGGGGGAGAGCAAGGAGTTTCATTTGAAGATCAGTGCGTAGTAGGTAGCGATGACTAAGAGGGTGAGACAGACCCTCTCATATGTCCATCTCAATCCTCTGCGGCGAGAGAAGCGAAGTAGGACAGGTCGGGCTCGTCTGACTCCTCAATCTTACTGCCGAAACCACTCGGAGTGGGGTCTGCTTGGACCACTGGATCAGGTGCCACAATGTCGGACCCGTTGAAGTCCATACCCTCATCCTCTGCTTCGATCCGACGACCCTGAGTGGGGCGTGAGGTCTTACCGAGGACCAGATTCAGACGCTCTTCCAGTTTCTCAAAGGACTTGAATGCACTGGGGTCAGTGAATTCCTTGAGAGAATACTGGGACTTCCAGATCTCTTCCAGTCGCTCGTCACTGAAGTTACCGAGCGTAGAAGGTGCAGCGAAGTCAGACTTATCATAATTCCAGTAACCACCAATGGTCTGGATCTTGATACGGAAGTCAGCACCCTTCCAGAGATCGAAAGGATTGATAGGCTCTTCATCCTCAAACTGAGGTTGCATGGAAGACACGATCTTATCGTGGATCTTCTTACCATACTTGTAGAGGAAAACTTTACCCTCATTCTCAGGGTTGAGTTGATCCTTCACGACATAGACATTGCTGTAGTAAGACAGTTTACGCTTCTGCTTACGAGCGATCTCTTTGTCAGAATCAATACCACTATTCCAGAGAGTCCGATTCAACTCACCGACAGGATCCTTCTGACCCAGAGTCGTCAGGGAGTTTTCAATATACCAGCCACCAGGACCTTGGAAAGCGTGGGACCAAACCTGTGCCCAGGGCAGATCTTCCCCGTCAGGCTCGGGCAGGAAACGAATGACGGCATAACCGTTGCCGCTCTTGTCCACTCCAGGTTTCCAGAGACGCTCATCAGGACCTGCACCCTGAGGCTTGGACATCTTCTCAATCTGTTGAGTCAGTTTAGCAAACTGTCCAGACTTGGACTTCATACTTGCAAATGACATTTGTGTTTCTCCGTTGTGTTTTGTTTAAGCGTTGGGTCTTACGTCCGAAGCAGTCTCCCACTCCCATCTGCCCAACAAAAGTATTATGGCATCACTCAGCGCCTTTGGCAAGCTGCTGTGTGCGGTTTATGATCAGGACCCTCTCTCCATCGTGAGTGAATTGCAACTCATCGTCAGGGTCCCAGAGCAGCTCCTCGTATAAGTCATCGAGTTTCTGCATGTCTTCGTATAGTGCATTAGGATTGGGCATTTTTGATCTCCTTTCTCCACGACTGTAGTTTGTCTTCCATAGTCTGAAGGATCATCATGAGATCCATACCACCAGAGTATTGCTTGGACATAGTATCTATACGCTCCTTAACAAAGGACGCTTCCTCGTTTCCATCCTCAGGATCTAGTCCGTGAGAGGCGAGAGCAAGACGTGCATAGAATACTTTTTGCTTCGCAATTAACTCAAGAGTTTTCTCGATGTGATCGAGTCTCTCTTCAGGTGTGAAATCAGAAAGACCCGCCGACATCTTCAGCAGGTCTGTGTATGTTTGTTGGATGTCTTCTAACTCAGTTTGCACTGCTTCTGACTTGAAGAATTCATCGTCTACTGGTCGGTCACTCATAGCGGTAGGACTCCTCTACTTGTTCGTTTCATGTAATTCAATTGTTGTGCATCCCATTTGATTTTATCTTTCAGTGGTTTCGAGATGAGTTTGCCCACTGTTTCAACTTCGATCTCAAACTCTTCACAGATGGAAGTTACTGCCTCTATGTAGTTGATGAGACCCTTGCTTTCTTTGACTCTGTGCTCAACCAAAGACGTAAACTTTCCTTGTGTCATAAACTTTTCTTCAATCTCTTTCATTTTACAATACCTTCACATTCAGATGGGATACACCAGATGCATTTGTTAGCCCATCTGGGAAAGCATTAGCAGCGATAGTGATACGATCTTCTTCTGAAAGATTAGGCTCTGCTCTATGCCTGAGCATAGGAGGAAACACAATATACTTGCCCTCTTCTGTGGGCTCGTGATGTGTGATGAAGAATTTCTCTTCTGAAAACTCACCCCATGGCCAAATGTTTGTCTCATTAAACCATGGGTTGGGGAGTTGCCAGATTGTATGTGTGCGTGAGTCACCATTCACATAGTAATTGCTACTTGCAAAACAGTTAGCGTGTGTATGGTTGAAAAAGAAATCACCTGTCTTATTTAGATTGGACCAGGAGGAGCAGATCTTTAGATCATTGTCCATTCCAATGTCACGGGCAACTTCATTCAAGCACTCTTGTATCCAGGAAAAAAGATCAACAAACTCAGGGAGAGTATGCAGATCACTGCCACCAATACCATCAGAGTTTACACCATCCCAGATCCAGTTGCACTTGTTATGACTGTAAGACAATCTCTTACATGCCTCGTGGACTGCTTGTCTATCACCTGGGTAATAGAATCTGTAGATGGGGATTCCTAAGAAGGTATCTTTCACTTAATGCCTCCGACATAATAGTGATAGTCTTCGATCCACTCACAGAGTGTATCGATGTAAGGTATCTTATCATACTTTTGGACAACTTGAGTCTCTCCATTCTCAGCAACAGAGATAGTCACAAGTTTAGTTACCTCAACACCAGTCAATTCATAATACATGTAAGCATATGCTGCTTCCTGCACAAAGAATTTCTCTAGATGCTCCTCTTTCTTGAGTCTTGTTGTGGTCTTGAAGTCGATTATAGCAAGCTCGCCATCATACTTAGCAATACAATCAACGCGCCCAGCAATGCCAAGGCGACGAGAGTAAAGAGGGGCTTCAAGAACGTGAATATCAGAAATAAGATCAAGATCCTTACGAGCAAACCCAAAGAGGTACTTGGGAAGACCCTCGCTCGCTTCAACTTTTTCCAATTCATTTTTTAGATAGTGCTCCACGATAGTGTGATACTTTGTGCCACGCCATGATGCAGCACGACGAATCTTTTCCGCCTCAGTGTAACCAACTTTCTTTTCCCATGCAAGGATGCCCTGCTTGGATTGATGACCGACGACAGTGGTGACACTAGGCATCCACACATCATCGATCTTATAAAAGCGTCCATGATCTAACGTCCTGCTCTCATACTCAACGAGATCAGCAGCAGGACCCACAATGTTAAAAGGCATCATCCAAATCCGAGATTGATTTTACTGATCAGATACTCTCGACAGAGACCAGATCTAACGATGTCTTCAATACCAAACTCAACACAATCAAAGGAGGGCATAGACTGAAGAATCTTCATGAAGTCTAGCACACCTGTCCTCTCATTGCTCTTAATCAGGTCAGACTGTGTGTAATCACCAGAGAAAATGATCTTACAATCCTCACCAACACGAGTGATAATAGAATCCAACTCGTGGAAGTTGAGGTTAGAGAATTCATCAACAATAATGATGCACTTATCCATGGTGACACCACGGATGAATGATGTAGACCAGAAGGAGATAGTTTCCTGTGCTCTCAGATTGTCATAGAGACTCTCGAAAGCAGCATCGTCTGGCATCTCAAACATATACTTCACCATATTCTTATAAGGAATCTGGTAAAGGTTACTCTTATCCTCATGGTCTCCAGGGAGGAAACCAATCTCTCTGGTAGGGACCAGGGAGCGGACCATGTATACCTTCTCATAAGGAGAGGCAGGGTCCAGCACCTGCTGTAGTGCTAGGTAGAGACTAATAAAGGTCTTACCCGTGCCAGCAGCACCGTGCAAGACCAAATTCTTTCCTTCAGCATAGGAATTAAACACCTGCTCCTGATTGTCAGTGAGCGGCTCAATGATCTTAAGATGGTCTAGGTTAATAGGCTTCTTACGACGCATTTGCTTCGGGGTCATTCCGTTGGGTGACTTCTTGGCTCTTGGCATATCAGGTATAACGAGAGAGGTTGGCGCGGGGATGCTCCTTCTGGACTTTGGACATGACTTCTTTGAATCCGTCCGACTGCTTGGGTTGTCCGTAGGTTACTCCACCGACTCCTTCCATCCAATCTTTATCCCAGTCTGGGTTAGCATCTTTCCAATCAGAGTATTCTTTCATGGTCATGGAGAGAGTCTTCTTCTCCCCTGTGGTCTTATTTATTACGGGGTAGGTAGGCATTATTCTATTAGGATAGAGGGTTGATCATAGCAAATACTGTTGCAACCACAGTCTTCATCTTCACATTCCCACTCAAGTGCTTCAGCAATCTGAGGGAATTGACAGACGAAGTGTTGCTTACAGAGTTTGGCAATCTCCATGTGCTCTAGTTGTGTGCCGTTAGCAGATCTCAGAGTGATGTAATGGATCCATGAACGCACAGAGCCCGTCATGTAGATTTTGGTAGGCGTTGCCAAGGGAAGCACAAAACGAGCACACTCCTTAGCAATCCCTTCACGCAGCAACTCATTATAAAGATCCATACCTTCGATAAAGTATTGGTGGATCCTTCCTTGGAGAAACGCTTTCTTCTCCGCTTCAACATCATCAATAGAATTCTGACGATTCTTAGAATCTTGAGAGCGTAGATCAGGGACAGGGATCTGTGGAGTGAGGAGATTGGTGTCAGCATATCGTTGGGAGAACTCTTGATATGTGAAGGACCTATGGCGCAGTATTTGAGCCGCGATACCCCGAGTAGTGTTGATCTCCAGGGTCATGAATGCTTGCTCAAACACAGACCAGTGACCATGCTTGATGCAATACGCCAAGAGTTTTGCAACCTTGGGGTTGTCCTGATTATTTGGATTGCTTACACGGGCAACATAACCCATGTGCTTCTCCGCATCAGGAGTCACAGAGATGAGGCAGACCTTTGCAGATGCAACCTCAGGATGAATATCAGTCATGCTTAAAAAGAATCCTCGCAATAATAATAAGTGCTGCTGCCTTCAGGTATCCGATGGTTGCCAAACCAAACAGACCAGGCATTAACCAATTCCATAGTAGCAGAAGAATGACAGGATAGCATAGAGATCCTACAAGGAATCCCAATGCTGCTGCACCTGTCATGATATTTTTCTGCTTCTGATCTTCTTCTTCATCTGCCTCTGCTTTAGCAGCAATGTCTTGCAACTTCTGCTCAAAGGCAGCCTTGGCATTGAAATAAACGTCGTCGTTACTCATTTCTTTTTCTTATCGAGACCCCAAAGTTTAGGATTACGGGTGCCCTTAGCGTAGTCCATCTTCTTCATGACATGTCCAAACATATCATAGTATGCATCGAAGATGTCTGCTTGCATACCCATAACAATATCGTGCCAAGTCTCTTCTCCTTTTACCAACGTGAGGAGGTAGGCATTATTGGGAAGAGACTTATCTTCGGCAGCGGCTTTACTACAACCCGTATGGATGACCTTACATCCATAGGAGTTGATCACTTCGATTTGTTGATCATTCAATTTCAACCTCTGCCTCCCCATTCAATGTTAGGGAATGCTTCCTTCACAACAGCGAGGGTAACACGATACTTCTTATGCAGGGTCTTATTCACTGCCTTGATAAGGACTTCAGCCTCCTCTTGATGGAGTCCTTCCAGCATCTGAATAAACATATTCTCTACCTTCATACCAGGGAGACGATCGTCACCACCCTTGAAGAAGCGATAGAGTTTCTTGCTCTCCTGCTCCAGGAGAGTGTGCTCTGTGCCCTTAGGAGCGTCGTTAGGACGGTAAGGGACATCTTCACCCAGGGGGACGCGAGGCACGATGCTCTCGTCGAAGTTGATGATGAAGATAGAGCGGAGGGTAGGAGTGTTATTCTCCTGAAGGATTTTAATCTTCGCTGCCTTTGTCTTAGCAGAGTGTGCCTTTTGAAGGACTTCAGAAATAAGCAATCTCATCTCAAAATTCAGTAATGTGGTCTAGCATTTCATTCAACGCATGTCTCATGAAATAGGGATACATCTTGCCCCGTGCTGGGGTCTCTGTATTCTCAAACGTATTTATGATGTTGTCATTGACCTCCTTTGGAATGAATTCAAAGTCAATCAGTTTCTGATTACGCTCATAGTTTTTGAAGGTGATGTCATCAGTAAACATCTCAGGTGATTGGTCAACCCAACGTGCCAGTTTGACTTTGGACATGGGTCGCTGACGTTTGCCAGCAACAAAGGTGTCATCATCAGACAGGAAGTTAGGGATGCCATCAGAGCGATCACCCTTCAGGATGTGCTCAGCAATGTATTGCTTTGGATCTTCACACTGGACAAACTTCTTCTGGATAGGATTGTATTGATCAACAAACTTATACTTCTGAAGTTGTTGGAAGTCTTTATCACCTGAGAGGATGAGGACCTTGCGGGGAGGTTGCATATTATTCTGCAACCTGATGTTAGCAAGACCTTGATCCTTTACCAGTGTAGCAATGATATCATCTGCTTCAGCACCATCAACCTCAACAACTTTGTAAGGGAGGTGCTCACGAATCTCGTCCCGAATCTTATTCAGGACCTCAAAGATCTCATGCCAATCGAAGTTGGACTTCTCTCGATCTTTCTTGCGAGTCCCCTTGTAATGAGGAAACTCTTTCCGTCGCCAGTAATGCTTGCTGTCATAGCAAAGGACCAGCTCGCCGTAATCTTTGTAAAACTTATTCCGATAAGATCGGAGTGAGTTTAAGACCATGTGGCGGACCAGTCCTTCACTGATGTCAGTCGTGTGTGCTAGTGAAACCATCAGGTTGCTGATGCAAACCTGATTCATATCGACAAGGATCATCAGACCTCAATCATCTTCATCGTCAATCATATCATCATCGTTGTCAATACGCAAGTATAAAAGGTCTGCGGGGTCTACATATCCATCTTCAGTTTGCATCTCAGGATGCATCACGATTGCTGAATACTCAGCACGGTCCTTCCACTCATCAAAAATCCCCTTGAGATTCCATGCTGCGATGAGTCCCAAGAGGAATGATCCGATTGTGAGGAAGAAAGCGATGTATAGAAAACTTAGGTCTGCCATAACGCCTCTCCTTATGTGTAATTATTTAGACACTTTCTTCTTGCGTCCAGGTTTGCGATCTGCATGATACTTCCAGGCGTCTTCAAGGATTCCATAGAAATACTTCTCTAGTTTCCTTGCCTTGGGTTTACCAAGGTGCCCGTATGCCTCACGCAGGGTCTTGTCTCCTCCCTTAATGTATGCTCTCAACTCTTCCACAATGAAAGAGATCTGTGCAGCAGAGGATGATTCAATAAATTCATTCGTCTCACGACGAGTCCACTTACCGAGTTTCAAATAGTCATACATTCTGAAGAGGTATCGATCGTTGACCATCGCTTCATCGATAGCACGGTCAACGATTTCATAAAGCTCAGTTAGTGAAGAGTCTTTCATCAAAGAAGTTGTTGCTCACGCAGGTATTTAACAGTCTCGGTGCATCCACCCATCTTCCGACCACCAATGATGACCTGAGGGAAGGTAGATCCTTGTCCAAACTCAGCATAGAATTGCTCTTTGGTGAAGTTTGTCCCGAGGACATACTCACTATACCCCCAACCCTTTGACTTGTAAACCTCTTTGATCTTTGTGCAGAAGGGACAACCAGGACGAGAATAAATTGCTGTTGCTCTTGGTGATGTGGGTGCCATAGTTATAAAAGTAGAGAGAAAAAAAGGGACCCGAAGGTCCCAAAGCATCAGATTCCGCTTCTGAATTATGTATATCAGAAACTCCAGGTCACACCGACCTTAGTGCCATAACCGTTATCAGCATCATCCACGCCGCCAGCGAAGGAGAGCTCACCGTAGATGTCCAGGGACTCGGTTGCAGCAACGCTACCATAGACCTTACCCGACAGCACGGTGTCAGACTCACCACCGTCAGTTACGACGAAGGAAGGACCGATCTGAGCGCCGTAGGACACAGCACCAGCAGAGCCAGCGTAGCCCACATGAGCGTCTGTCGTCGTCCCAGTGTAGTCCGAGCCCGTGAATCCTGAGTTTGCCTCTACGTTAACGTAGGGACCTGCCAGGGCAGCACCAGGAGCAGCGAAAGCGACGGCTGCAGCGGCAGCAGCGAAAGCAGTTTTGATCATTGTTGTTTACCTTTAGTTACTTGCGGAATGGTTACCCGCAGAT